TATTATAGTCACATGTCTCCACCCTTCCATCATAGAAGGAATGATTTCTTTGAGTCATCAAAGTTTCATATAGCAGTGGAAAATTCAAAGCAAAGGAATTACTTTACTGAAAAGATAATTGATTGCTTTGCTTCTAAGACTGTACCCATATACTATGGTTGCCCTAACATAGGTGACTGGTTTAGTATGGATGGTATCATTACTTTCAATGATACTGATGAGTTGGAAACTATCATCAAACATTTAGATGCTGAGAGCTATACAAATAGACTCGATGCTATTGAAAAGAACTATGAGATTGCTAAGAAGTTTCATAGTGATAATGATGTAGTACCAAGACTAACCCGTAAAATTATTGAAGAAGTGAACAATGCCACTGCAAGGATCTAATCAAACTAATTGGTTTCATAAAGACTATGAGTTCCTCAAGATAAAACCTGAGGGTATGAAAAGTCTATCTCATAATTATTCTCAAGTATGGCAAGACATCTTTGCTTTAGTTGTGAATGATGCTAAGAGAGATGGTACTTTTGTTGAGATAGGTGGTGGTCAACCTAAGGTAGGTAACAATACATGGTTATTGGAGAAGGAGTATAACTGGTCAGGTGTATCAGTTGAATTGGATCAAGAGTTATGTTCTATGTGGGAAGGTCAAAGACCTAACACTGAACTTATATGTGGAGATGCTCTTGAGATTCCTTGGGACGATCTTGATCTACCTAGTAAGATGGATTATCTTTCTTTTGATCTTGAACCACCTGAAGTTACTTTAGAAGTTCTAAAGAAGTTTCCATTGGATAAGTATCAGTTCAACTGCATTACCTATGAGCATGATATGTATAGACAGTGGGGTGATGTCATAGGACACCGTGATATATTCTCAAAGCATGGGTATGATCTAGTAGGATTCCAGATACATAATGGTCCTTGCTGTATGGAAGATTGGTATGTGCATGAGAGTATACCCAATGAGATTAGAAATACTCTTAGAAGTTATTCATGTCAACCATTTGAAGTAGTACTTGATCAATGAGAGTAACCTATTGTATACCTACCCATGGTGGTAATATAAAATGTCAACAATATTTGTTTGATATTTTTTATGCTTTAGAAAAGCAGACAAACAAGAACTTTGATGTTGTTGTATCAGATCAATGTGATATAAGTGACAGTAGAATTGCTGAGTGTGTAAAAGATTATATTGATGTACTGAACATTGAGTACCGTAGATGTGAAACTAAGTTGGGTAACATATCTCATGCTACTAACCAAGCATTGGCTATGGCAACAGGTGAGATCAAAAAGATAATGTTCTCTGATGACTTTATACTTACTAATAATCTAACAGAAGAACTTGATAAAGCATTTACACCAGATGTACAGTGGTGTGTCAGTGGTTTTGCTCATACTGTAGATGATGGTAAGACTCATTACAATCCTAAGCTACCAGTCTATAATGATAGATTACTTGAAGGAGTTAATACACTTAGTTCTCCTTCTATCCTAGCGTTGAGAGGAGATCTTGACATACAATTCGATGAGAATTTGACCATGCTTATGGACTGTGATATGTATTACAGGCTCTATAAATATCATGGAGAACCTGCAGTGTTACAAGATTATCATATCTCTAACAGAGAACATGCTTATCAAACACAAAGGCATAAAGATTACAAAGACCTCATACCAGAGGAAATTGAATACTTGAAGAAGAAACATTCAGTATGACTATAGGATTCAACCACTTAGGGAGACATGGAAGACTGGGTAACCAGATGTTCCAGTACGCAGGACTACGAGGCATTGCTGCTAATCGTGGTTTTGATTTTATGATACCACCTAGTGATTTCAAAGATGAATGGAACGATCATCAGTTGTTTCAAGCATTCAAACTAAAGAACCTTACTAACATTGGAGTGTGTCCTGGACCTTACGTACAGGAAGCACACTTTCATTTTGATAACAATTTGTTTATCAATATGCCTGATGGACATAACATCTATGCATATCTACAGAGTACAAAATACTTTCAAGATATTGAGGATTCTATACGAGAAGATTTTGAGTTCAAGAATGATATCTATAATCCATGTAAAGATATGATGGACTCTGTTGAAGATCCAATAGCATTACATGTTCGTAGAGGAGATTACATAACCAATTCGGATAATCATCCACCATGTCCAAAGGAGTATTATGATGCTGCTCTTGCCAAGTTTGATACCAAACGTTCTGTTATTATTTTTTCTGATGATCCTGAATGGTGTAGTACTGAGTTCTCTGACGACAGGTTTCTTGTCTCAGAAGGTGGTGACAATCTTGCAGACTTGTGTATGATGTCTATGTGTTCTGATTTTATTATTGCTAACTCATCATTCTCATGGTGGGGTTCTTGGTTATCAAAGAATCCAGACAAGAGAATCATTGCACCTAAGAAGTGGTTTGGTATAGGATATACTAAAGACCACGATACATCTGACCTATACTGTGACAACTGGGAGGTATTATGACTGTGAAGGATGGTACATTATTGTATTACGATCTAAGGAAGTGTACGTTTATCATACCACTTAGGATCGAGACAGCAGATAGGATGAGGAACATAGTTACCTCATTGATATATCTGTTGAGGAATTTTAATACTAACGTTATTGTCAAGGAACTTGACACTGAGTCAATCTTTGAGCAACAGGTTATGCCTATGCTTAAACAAGCTCTTGAACCATATATGGTCTCAAATATACATCATATATTTGAGAAGAGTGATGACTTTACATTTCATAGAACAAGATTACTCAATGATATGTTATGGATGGTAGAGACACCTGTAACTGTCAACTATGATAGTGATATACTCTTACCTGATGAGACATATATTGCTGCTATGAATATGATTGTCAAAGAATACATTCCACCTGAGGTAAAGGATGGTGTACCACCTAAGATGGTATATCCATATGGGTATGGTCAGTACCAGTACCAGTGTCATGTAGGTGATGATGAGGTTACTAACTTTATCAATAATAATTTCAACTTCGAAGCATTCAATGGTAAGATGAGACAATGGGATGCTAAGTATGGTTTCTGTCAGTTTGTTGATACTGAAGAGTATAAGAGATTGGGTGGAGAGAATGAAAACTTTATTGCTTATGGGTATGAGGATGATGAAAGGTTCCATAGATTCAATTTACTTTCTAGTGTTGCTAGACTAAACGATAATGTATTTCACTTAGAGCATGGTAGAACTAAGAACTCTTGGTTCAATAATCCATACTGTGAAGACAATAAAAAGTTATGGGAAATGTTGAAAGTTAAAGGACAGGAATCTTTGAGAAAGTATTATGAAGAAGTTGATTACTTGAAGGTTCGTAATGGACAAAAATAAATCAGCGTATAAGTTAGATGGTTTACCTAAAGTATTATGGATAAACCTTGATAGGTTCCCTGATCGCAGGGAATATATGGAAGAACAGTTTGAGTATTGGGAAGTAAAAGATCATCATCGTATTAGTGGTGTAGATGGTGCTGAGTATGAAGAGTATTTGAAAGGTACTGTACCTCATAATATGAATGATGGTGAGATAGCATGTGTTATGTCACACCTCAATGCTATCAAGTACTTTGTCAATGAGACAGATCTTGATGAGATTATGATCATGGAAGATGATGTTGATCTATCAACAGCAAGACATTGGGATTTCACTTGGAAGGATATGAGACGTAAGGTTCCTATCAACTTTGATTCTTTACAACTTACTATAATAAATCCTAATGGTATCACACTAAAATTACATCACAGGTTTATCAATGACTTTTCTGCTGCTTGCTATGTTATTACTCGTCATCATGCAACTAAGCTCCTCAAGTTACATCAAAGAGGATCGCAGTGGAAACTCGATCAAAACATCAGACCAAGAGCAGTGTCCGAAGACTTGATACTTGATAGTGGTAAGTCATACTCTACTCCATTGTTCAACTACAGATTAGATATGGGATCTGCTATACATGAAGAGCATATTGATATCTTCCATAAAGGAAGTAACAATGCTTTAGTAGATTTTTGGAGAGAGAATGGTGCTGATGTAAAGATAGAAGAAGTGATGCAATTGGACGAGTATTGTGGTAGAATACCACCACAGGTATATGTAAACCAAGGATTACAGGAGGCACAAAACAATGGCTGAAGTTATACTTCCAGAACAGGATAAGCAACCTGAATTTTCAGACTGGCAAGACCATGGAGCCATAGGTGTCTTTGATAACCTAGTCAAGTGGGAGTTTTGTGACTCTGTTGTAGAGTCATTTGAGTTTTGGTATAATAAAAAGTATATTATGGGAGATGATTCTTCTGCTTATACAAAGGTTACTACATTTGAGGAGAAAGAATTAGGACTCGATCATTTTATGGATGGTGATAAGCAGTTCAAACATGGTAATCTTAGGGGTGGTATGGGTAGAAAGGATAAGCAGTTGTATCTTGAGATTGCTGATGCCACTATGGCTATGGAAATAAATCGGGCAGTTGGTGGTGCGTTTGAATTATATGCTCAGAAGTATCTTGGTATAATAGACTGTGCTGATCCAGTATCTTCATGGACATGTAAGATACAGAAGACAGATCCTGGTGGTGGATATCATGTATGGCATTCTGAGAATGGTAGTTTCTTATATCGTGACAGAGTTGTTACTTGGATGATCTATCTAAATGA